TGGTCGGCTGCGGTCTGCAGCAAGTCCAGGTTTCTTGGCGGTACGGTATCTGAATCCAGCATCCACAGGTGGGTGCAGTCGCTTTCGAGAAACTGTCGACATATCTCGTTCCGATTCTCCACCACGCCCCAACAGGAGCAGTGGATGTCAATATCTGCATCCGGCATGGCTCTGGCGGCCCATACCAGCCAGCGGGTCATCTCCCGATCAACCCCATGGGCGGTCGGGATTCTCAGGAATATCTTCAAATATCTATCCGATATCCGATCAATTCTGATTCCTGTCAATCACTGCACCGGGCTGAGAGATCTCCTGGGCGGCACTGCGTACGGCACCAGTGATCTTGCCAACCTGGTTCTGCACTTCGGCTACGGCACCGCCACCGCCACTGCGGTTGCTGCCTCTAAGGCCATTTATCTGGCCGGTCTGTGCGGCGGCGCCACCACCGGCCATCTGCTCATGGGCCTGCTGATGCTCTTGCATGTGCTGTTGTAGTATCTGCAACAGTTGTTGGGCGATCATCGGGTTCTGTTGCTGCAGTTGCTGGAACCTGGGGTCTTCCGGCAGCTTCTTATGCACTTCAGCATGGGCAATATGGTTCTCATTCGGCACCACCTTCACCTGCTGCCCGCCCATGATCAACTGGTTCTCGTACTGGGCTGCACGGATGGCATCGATCTTGGCGGCGTCCCCGATGAACTTGCTCATATTGGGTACGCGGAAGGTCTTCAGCACATGTCGTAGGACCTCGTTCTTCGGCACCTGCGGGAACTGTATGAGCCAACTGGCCAGGCCGAGGGCATCTTCCTTCTCGATCTCCTCGAACATCGGCTTCATGGAGGCCGCTTCCACCGATACCTGGAAGCGGGAGGCCATCATATCACCCTGAACGGCCTCGAATATCGGATCGTTCTCGTTTTCGGCGACATTGACGAGGAAATTCTGCGGTGTGTAGCGTACATCGGAGATAATACGGGCGAAGTTGTATGACAGCTCCTTGAAAACGTCAGCCACCTTGCCTTGCATCCAGTCTCGGTTCAACTGGCCGAAGGAAGCCTCCAGGGCCGCTTGGGTAGCCGTGCGCCGAGGTCCGCCGCCAGTGGTCAGGGACGAGACGTTGAGAATCTGCTCCTGATAGGAGCGATAATCGGACTCGAGGCCGAGTTGGTCGGCCGGCGGGGTGGACTGCGGCATCTCCTGGAACGAGTTGTTGACATCGTCGACCCAGATGATGTGACCATCCTGGGCTTTGTCGATGTCTTCACCGACGTCTGGGTTATTGGCCTGCTCGCCTTTGCGACCGAGGATGGTCCGCGAGTTACGCTTGACGCCGTCATGTCGACGGGTGACGGATTCAACGATTCCGGCCTGGGTGTCTTCGGCATAGGCCATCATCGGCAGGCCGTAGAACTCTTCTGGGGTGGAATCAAAGGACAGGGTGGTGAATGGGGTGCCATTCATCACCAGGAAGCCGCCCCTGGGCGTGAAATCCTCGGTAGCCTTCATTTCGCCGGTGAGAGGGTCCGGTTCGAGGCGAGTTTCCCCGGCCAGAAACGGATGGTCGATCTCGTCAACCGGTTCGTCAACGCCGTTGGCGAACAACATCTGCTTCTTATGTACACGGTCGTGTACCTGTCGAAGGATGACGTATTCACCGATGACGCCCAGATCCTGCATGGCCTTGGCCTCAACATCCTCGTCCTCTTCGCCCTCTTCCCAGTCGGCCAGCATCAGATGCTCTGAATCTTCCTCGGTAACCGGCTTGATCTTGTTCTTGTGCTGAATTCGCTTGTCGGCCATGACGAATTCCATCGGAACTTTCATCTTCTCGTACGCGTAGCGCATATAACCGGGCATATGATTGGGCGTAATCAGATCCGGGTAGAAATTGAACGGCGATACGCGCATAACGGCAACCATACCGTTTTGCATGGTGTCGTTAGCGACATACGGCGGCAGCAGGTCTTCGTCCTCGGGCGGGTTGACGACAGTTTTGCCGATACCGCGGTAGGCGAACAGGGCGTCGAACACCATCTGCTGTACATGAGCCTTGACATCGCCCAATTCAAAGGCGCTGTTGATCACGCGCTGCATGATATCGGCTTGGAAGGCTTTGGTGGGATTATCGACGCGGAAGAAGATATGGGGGTTCTGGAAGACGATGCTGGCGATGATTTGTCGGGTCAGCGGGTAGAATTGGGAGATTTTCTTGATCTTATCGGGGTCAAGATTGGTGATATCACCGAATTGCAGCCGAAACTGCCGATGTAGCCGGCGCCAGAGCCGATGTTTCGACTCCATAGCCTTTTCGGTATGGATAAAGGTCTTTTTCCAGAAATCTATCTTCTGTTCAGAGTTCATGCGTAGCGCCTTTTTTTCTTCACAGGGACCTTACCGAGAACATTGTTTCCCACGAATGGATTCGCATTAGCACTGGGCTGTCCTCTGGAGGGTTGGTACAGGTGCATTACAGCATATCGCAACTCATCAGCAGCATGGTCCTCGGCTTTGGTGTCGAGGTCCTCTGGATTGGTCTTGGAGCGCGGCAAACTGGGCATTGTCCGTTCCATATTGTCGTTCCACCCTGAAAAACAATGCAACTTACGCTGAGATAGCAAGTCATTGATAACCCGCCAGCCGGTAATACGGTCATTATTGGCTTTGGTCAAATTCAATCCTTGCTCGCGGAAGACGTCGGCTGGAGAGACGTTAGCGGTGGCTTCGTGCAGCTGTCTTTTGACCCACATTGACGGGTCGGAGAAGATTTGCGAGGGCTTGCGGCCGTTGGTGAACGGGCAGCCGGTGACGATCTTGTCGATCTCATAGGCATGAGAGGTTGCGGTGGCGCCGCCCAGGTAGTATTCGCACAGGCGATATATATGACCATCGAAGTCTACTGTATATAGGCCGAACGAGGTTGGCGAGGTTTCGCCATAATCGAGGCCACCGAACAGGGGCCAGTGTTCGGGGATCTCAAATGACGGGATGGAGACGTATTTCGTGTCCCAGTTGGTAAAATATGCGCCCAGGGAGACGTTCCAGTCACCATCGAGCCAGGCACGGACCAATTCCGGGTCCCCCACGGAGCGCAGGCGATCGATATAGCCTGGATCGTTATCCAGCAGGATCTTGTTGTCGGTGACCAGGCTCTTGATCCACATCCGCGGGATCTTCGACTGTTCGTCGTGGATAATGGTTTCCGGCGGGCCGGCATCGATGAAGTATTGTTTAACAGCCTGATGACCGATGCCACCCGGGTTTCCGGTGGCCCGTATACGCATGTGTTCGATACCGGCGGCAGAGCGCAGGCAGGCTTTGAGCTTATTGTAGCCGCCGAGGCTGGGCCAGTTAGGCAATTCATCGAAAGCTATCCAGGAATACGAATGGCCCTGGTAGTTATCGGCGTCGGCTTCCGACTCCATGTGCCGCAGGCGCAGGATGACATTGCCGGTGGCATGAGGGATACGGAACTCATGGACTCCGACTTTGTATTCAGTACCGGGGAAGGCCGGGTACAGGACCCGCTTGCCTTCTTCGATGACTTCGTCCAGTTCAGGGAAGGAGCGTCGTAGGACGATCCCTCTCCAGGCGCTGCCATACTTTTGCACATCAGATGCATAGTCGCCCATAAGGAAGGAGGTCTTACCTCCTCCACGGGCCCCGCCAAAGAACAATTCCGGGATAAATTGGGCTCGAATCGCCTTTTCCTGGGGACCGGGCTGTGGTTGCCAGATTGGCGGTGGGACAAAATTATCAACGGGCGACGCGGCCCGGGGGCTGAGAGTCAACCGGTGACAATCTCGCCCAGCAGGTCATTGACCCGATTATAGACCGCTTCAGGCACCCAGCGAATGGTCATGCCATTGGAGTCGACGGAGGGGGTGGCAGAGCCGAGTTGGTCGAGGCATTGCTGGGCCATGTCTTTCTTGCTGATTTTCTCAACCGGCGGCACCGGTTCTGTTTGATCCAGCACAACTCCAGCGGGCACACCGGGTTTCTTCTCGACGACGGCTTTCTTCTTTGCTTTGGCTTTAGCCAATAGGGACTTCCTTTCTGGTTAGATCCAGGGCTTCAATTTCGGCCGGGGATTGCAGGTTGGTATGCAGTCGTTTCTGCTCTTCTGCCTTGGAGCGATCGACCACCTCCTCAAAAACCTCTTCCGGGGCCTGTTCCAATTCTACATCCTCTTCAGGAGTGCCGATCTGGGCTGTGGTCAAGGCAGGTTGAGGCACGGGGGTATCTGGAATATTGTTCCTGTCCTCGCCCACCGCCTTGTACATAGACTCGTTCTGCTGAATCCATTCATCATAGGACTCCGCTCGAGGCGGTACAATCACACCGACGGCACCGGAGACATGATGTTCGACGACTTGCTTGTCATCGCCGACTTCCTGGCGGATGGCCATCAGCACTTTCAGCTTCATGGCTTTATCGCGGTCGACGAGGCCTTCGTAGATGGCTTGCAGGGCAAGGACCCGCTCTTTACGATCGGCCAGGGCGACGTCATCGAAATTGGCTCGATAGAGTCTGACCTGTCGATCGAACTCTTCTCTGAAATAGGGTAGTTTGCGCCAGCGCCGCACGGTGGTGGTCTGAACGCCGACCATCTGTGCAATCTTGGTGGAGATATCATTCTTGGCATGACGATCCAAGACCAGGTAATGGATCGCCTGCAGTTGCTGGGGCGTAACGGCGCTTCGGGGCTTGTTACCAGGCATGGATCTCTCGGAAATTATATGTCGCAAGGTGTTCGTTCATGGTACCAGTCCGCGATCTTTTGCTGCATTCATCAGCCCCTCATACCCATACACATAACGCCCCTGATTTGTTGTGGGAGTCACATCCAAAATGTCGTCAGGAGAAATAGCGCCACGTAACATGGCATCTGAATCCGATAAGGCCAATCCGGGGGTTTTATTCAAAAATCCGGCTTCGGGAGATACAGCTACAGAACCTTTGGTGGTACGAACAGCAAGAATCCTTTTCCCGTAACCTTCAATGCCTACAGGAGACGATCCCACATACAAACCCTCACCCAAACCTTTGCCCGGAGCAAACCTCCCCGCAGAGCCTCCACGCAACCCCTGCTCAAACTGTTCGCGAGACAAATTCCAAGGCTTGTTTGCGGCATCAACGCCGTCACGAAGCATAGCATTCGCTGTCGAAGAATCCGTTGCATGAAAAACCCAAACCTCAGATTCATCCGGCAAAGCATCAAAAACATTTCCTCTGGACCAAGAGTCTATACCCGTTCCGGGGTCGTGGGGATTGGCCTTCAAATATTCATCCTTCAGCATATTCCAAGGTTTTTTCAGTCCCGCAATAGCTTTCGGTATAGCCCGCAAATCCCCCGGCGTCAGGGGCATCTCTCCACGAAGCATATTGCGCGTGTCCCCGCCCGTGATCGTACCCGTACGCGAACCAAACTCTTCAGGGCTCATTAACTCAGCAGCCATCGGAGGAGCAGCAGGTGGTGGCATACGGTTTTGAGACACTGTCCCAGTAGACATGGCCCGCGCCGTTGCTTGTGCCAGATCTTCCCCGTTCATCAATTTGTCTTGTGCCGGGGCTGGCAGGGTGTTGGTCTGCGGGGTGGCGGTCGACTCAATCAACGCCTGTACAAGGCGCATAGCCATCTTGGGGTCTTGGCCAACATTGGCGAGACTACGAAGTACTGGCATAGTACATATCTCCTGTAATGCTGCTAATATGACCTCATTGGCTCAGAGTATCAACCTTCTCCACCCGCTCCAACTCCTCCCCCATCAAACGCACAATCCAAGCCGATAATGATAAACCCTCCGTACGAGACTGCTCAGTAACCAATTCCTTCAACTCCAATTCACATAAGATATGAATCTGCTCTGCCATCAATACACCTCCCATCATTGTTCTACATAAAACCAATTATACATCGATAAATAATCTACCGCCAATACAATCCAACCCTAACAGCCGCTGTTAAACCATTGCCTATGGTGAACTGTAGATGAATTGTATAGCAGGAATTGTATGAGAGTGGATATATAGAACCCCATCAATAATTAATCGGGATGGTTTCACCTATTGGATTCAATGGCATAAGTCCAATAAACAAAGGACCATAGGCCAATTGGCCAATTGACCAATTGGCCAATTGACCAATGGCCATTGGCCATTGGTGGCCATTGGCCATTGACCTATGGTCAATGGTACCATTATTCCAATGGCCATGAATCGGTCATTCTATTCCATATATAGGGCCATTGTCTATCCCTTCTATTGGCTCTATGCATAGGGTTGTAGG